TATGGTATAAAGAATTTGTGTTTACAAGTGCTTTCCGTTGCTTGTTGATAGTTGAGTTTTTACTTACTTTCCTTTTAAACCATTTCCATTAATTTCTATCATTTTTTTAAATCGTATTCATCATCGTATTCACTTTTGCCCGTATAGTTGAGAAGGTTTCAATTTAATTCTAATAGTTTACAAAAGAATCAGTGAGTAATTTCACTGTTTTTATTTTTGACAAAACAAAAAAACCGCAAGCCTAAGCCTGCGGTGAAAGAACATTTTAAAAAGTTTCCTTTCTATTTATTTTTTAAGATTATTTAGTTGTAATCAAGCCATCTGGCTCTACTGTGAACTCTGGCTTATCTGCCATTGTTCCGTCTGCCTTGATGTAGTACCATCCTTGACCTGCTCTGACGAATTCATTAGATACCATGTTTCCGTCCTTACTATCTAGGTAGTACCATGTATCCTTGTACTTGACCCAACCCGTCTTCATGGCACCTTCTACGTCGAAATAGTACCACTTATCAGCGATTTTCTTCCAGCCTGTGGCCATCTCGCCTGATTGGTCAAAATAGTACCAATTGCCGTCTGAGTGCTTCTTCCAGCGGTCTGCAAGCATGTAGCCTGAACCGTCGAAGTAATACCAAGTGCCGTCAATCTTCTCAAATTTGTCTTTAGGATAAGAGCCGTCTTCTTTAACGTACCAGTAGCCTGTATCATTCTTTTGCCAGCCTGTTTCAGAGCCTAACCCGTTCTCAATATCTCGCTTAAACTGTTCACGGCTAACACCCCATTTAGCAAGATAAGGATACGGGTCAACGTGGTCGCTACTGTTATCCGGCTGGTTATTGGTACAGTATTCATGCGTTTTGATACCTGCCAAGTCGTCTGTATCAAGAGTTTTCGGCAAACCTGCTTCATCTGCTAGATTTCGTAGCAATTCGATATAAAGGCGATAGTCTGTCATAAACTCTTCCTTGGTTGAATGGCTTTCAATCAATTCAACTGCTGCATAGGTCTCAGCATTCCAACCGCCACCAACGTCCCACATTCCCTTGTTTACAGGACCTACCTGCATAACACGACCATTACCAACGACATGAGAAAAGAACCCAAGTCCAGGGTCCTTTCTGTAGTGGTAGTCCGCCTCGTTCTGAGCGGTTGAGTTTCGGTTGCCTGTTGAGTGGGCGTGAACCTGACGGAAAGGCTCAAATCCAACAATCGGCAAATCCGTGCGTAGTCTACTTGTATCGATATCCATGATCATTCCCCTTTCCATGCGTCATTCATCTGCTTCACTGCTGATTCTACAAACATTTCAAGCTCTCTATTAGTCATCGTGACATTGTACTTTTTAAGTTCTGCTAGCATATGTACTTTAGCTTGTTCTAGCTTTTCATCACCTTTGTAGCCTGTTTCAGAGGCTACCTGCTCTACTGCATGTACTGCATTTTTAGCTAAGATTTCAGCGATTTTTACCGCTTTTTCTCCGCCTTTTTGCAAAAGATAATCCTTCACTGCTTTTACAATGTTTCCTACCGCTACTGCTAAAAATCCTGTAGCAAAAGCAATAATCAGTTCATTAAATTGTGACATGTTACATTTCCTTTCTTTTATACGTAAAATCCGATATCTTCGCCATTGATAAGCGTCCGCTTGTCTAGTCCAAGATACGCCTTAAGACCTGCTTCTTTATCGCTAATAAAGATATACTTTGAAAAAACTAAATCTTTTTTAAAGCGTTCATTTTTAAAGATAAAAGGTTCTTTTTGTCCGCCTACCCTCACGCCTTTGATTTCCGGATAGTTTTTTATCTTTTCAGGCATTGTGAAAAGCATCCCATCTTCATATACCATGAAAACAACTCTATACCCCATTAAAGTTTCAAAAAGTTCAGGCACGCTACTCCATAAAAGCTGTTTGCCAAGATACCTTTTTACGATTTCTTGATTTCCAAGCATGATTTTTACTCTATCTCTCATAGTATCACCTACTTAAAAATATCGTAAATCGTGTTTGAGTCTTTGCTTGCAATTGCGTCATACTGCGCTTGCGTGCCTGCCCAATATCTAATCGGTTGCCCACCGTTTTGGTTGACGATATTTTGGCCGGGCGCTCCTGCTGGTCCACGTTCCCCTGTGGCTCCTCTAGCGCCTGCAGGGCCTACATTCCCTTGAGGTCCTCGTTGACCTTGGACACCCTGCGGACCTCGTTCGCCATCGTTGACATTATCCAAACGAGTGAAAGCAGAGGTTTTTAGACCTCTGTAATTCACTTCGATACGAACTTCAAACCAACCACCAGAGCGCTGGGTGGCGCTCCATGTACTAAATTTTCCAGTGGAATCTGGAGTCTGATTTCTCAATACCCCCCAGTTATTATTTCCGAAACCTCGATAGTAGTAATCAAGAGTATAGCCACTCGTGAGCTTTTCTCCGTCATAAAATACATCTGCGAATAAATTTAGCTGGCTAGTCGAACCATTTCGATAACTCCCTTCAATGCGGACAGTTGCATTTAAGCTGTGACCATTCTCACCCCTCAAGCTATCTCGTTGAGTCGGTGTCAATGTGTCAAACGATGGCCGGTTTTCTAAAGCTGAAATCTTTTGTTTCAACTCGGCATCGTTGTAAGTTGAATACAAGTGTCTTGAGCCAATCTTTCTCACAGAAATACCTTGAGCGCTGATGCCTGTTACAATCCAGTAGCCTTCATCTGCTCCTTCAGAGTTGTTATTAAAGCTTTGAATTACATCCCCTAATTTGATACCTATTGGATTCATCAAAGAATTGATTGGTATTGTCGCAGTAGCACCGACTTCGTTTCCGGCAATGTCCGATTTTGAAATCCGATATTCTGAGCTTCTCAAAACAGTTGGAAGATTAACAGAACCACCATTTGTGAGACTCAGTCGGTTGCCTTCTAAGCTAAGGGTTTGATTCTCAGTAAGATAATGCTTTGCATCCAGCTCATCTTTCGTAACTTGTTGCTCTTTAATGCCCTTGATATCCTTACCGATTGCTGTCGCTAAACTTTCAAGGTTCTTCATAGGATTCACGCTTTCGCTTGATTATATGTTGCTACTAAATCAAGATTAGCAATCTGGTCTACACGTCCGCTGACTTCGGTTACTTTTCCGAGAAGTGCACCGTTTTCATCCTGTCCCATATTCGTGATTTTATCCGCAATTTCTTTCAGCGTATCAAGGTTCTCAGGTGTTCCTTCACCTAAAATTTCAGCCTTAACTTCCGTTTTAGCTTGAGTAACTGCTTGAGTGATAGCTTGCGTCATTGCTGAAGTGCTAACTTTGGTTTTTAATTCTTCGTTAACTCGTTTATTATCTTCTCCCAAAGTGCGGGCGAATTCTGTTAATTTTGTAGTTTCCATTTTTTTCTATACCTTTCCAAGATTATAAAAGAAGAGTAGATCGGGAAATTCCGGACATACTCCACCATCTGTTACTGTTTTTTCTGAAAGTTGTTTCTCAACTTCCTTTGCTATATCCAGCTCTTTGAGAGCATGGACTTCCTCTGTGACCAATTCTTTATCTGAAGCCACTATCTTGATGTGCGTAGCCTTATCGCTTGGAAAAATATATCCGCCAGCACTAATCTCTAAGCGGTATTTCCCAACAGGCAAGATAGCATCCAGATTAAAATTCACGCTTGAGTTCATGACAGTCACCTTCTTCTTCCATTGATACTTGTCCATGGTCAGACTAACAACCGCCACCTCCCCATCAAGAGAGGAGACGGCTCGATAGTCTTCGTCTAAAAGGACGAATCCAAAGGTAGAAGCTACATCACCTTGTTTAATGAGGTGACCGCCATCAACCTGTGCGAGATTGGTCGTATTGAGATTACAGACCATTCTGCGCCCCTTTCTTAGCTTTTGCTTTGAATCAACGTTTTCAACTCTCTGACGTCCTCGCCTAACGATTTAACTTGTTCCGCAAGAACTAAGATAGCCTTGTTTTGTTCATCATGGTTATCTAGTCGTTTGTTTGCAGATTCTTTAAATTCACGTAGGTTCTCAATGTCTTTTTCCATCGCGGTAATGCGATTCTCCTGCTTTGTGGCTCTGTCTTTCATGGAGAAATACAAGATAATAACAGGAATCATAGAGATTACGAAACGAATAACGAGGTGTTCAAATTCCGCCATAGGCACCTCCATTATTGGTTAGATATAACTGTTGTAGCAGACGGTTCTGCAGTTGTAGGTGCCACGATAGCTGTCGTAGAAACTGCAGCAGCTGGTGCGACAGTCGTAGGCTCATTTTGTTCTTTAGGCTCGTACTTCCACGCTACGCCATATCCATCACGTTCAAGACGTCCATCACGAATAAAGTCGCTTGCAGGCTCTCCATTATAAGTAAATTCACGGTTAAGTTGTACCAGAACCCTCTTACCTTCACCATCCACCTCAACGTGCGCTGGATCTTCGATGGTAATCAAATCACCTGGCATATAGTGTTTACCTACTTCAGCTGATTGAATTAAATCAACTAAAACTTTATAAGCTGTTCCGTACTGAAGCAATTTTTCTGTTATCAACGTTAAAACTAATGCGTAGCTAACTTTGCCGTAGTGGTCGCTTTCAGTCTTGTTCTGCTTAACTGCTTGATCTGTGGCCGTCTGCTTAGCTTCGGCTTGTGCCAATTTCTGTTCAGCCTCTTGAAGCTTAATGTGAGTTTCTTCCAACTTAGCTTGAGCCTGTACAAGAGCGCTCGTTGGGTCAAGCTCTGTTTTAATAAAGTCTAAAACCGCTTGAATCAACACTTCTTCATTGTCCTGCGTGCGATTACCTGGTAATTCAACACGCTCATAGCTGTAGCGTCCAGGTTCTTCTTTCTCAATCGTAACGATTGTGACATTCTTTTCCCCTTTTAAAGTCGGGCTTCCTGTTAATTTGTAAGTCATTAGTTATTTCCTTTCATTTTTGCTTGCGTTTCTTCAAATAACTCTTTAAGTGCTGGGTCATATTCCAGCACCGCTTTAAATGCCTGTAGTTCAGCCAAAGTCAATGTATAGCGTGCCTCTAAATGCGCACGTCCCAATTCGCCTTCTGCCAAACGGTTGACGAGCGACTCAGCGACTAACTTATCGATTGTGTGATTATCCATGTAGTTTCTCCATTTCTTTGATTTTCTGGTCCAGTTCTTGGACAGCCTTCAGCAAGTAGGGTACGAAAACGGTATAGTCGATGTGCAGATAGCCATCTGGATTCTCAGGATCTCGTGAGATAACTTCTGGAATGATGGTCTCAGCCTCTTGAGCAATCAAACCGATTTCTTCGTGTTTCTTGCTCTCAATGAAATCAAATGCGACCAAATTTAGTTGGTTGATTTTGTCCAAGGCTTTCACGGCTGTATCTGTGATGTTTTCTTTCAAACGTCTATCTGAGGACTTATCGCCCCAGTATTTAACACTTCCGCTTCCGACCTGGTTCCACCAAACGACCGTATTCTTTCCACCTTTGGGATTTGAGCCATTACCGTAAATATCTGCCTCGCCCATTTCGATCCCGTGGATAAAGATAGGCGATTTATAGAACGTTTGGGTTCCGTAGCAATCAACAGAACAATTAGTGTCAAATGTGACTTGTCTATAGAAGATTGAATCATTCTTACAGTACATTTTGCCGTCGGTATTCACATACCAAGCTCTATCTCCAATTGTGTTCCAGCTATCGCCCCAGTTCGCCCAAAATGCGGTTCTAGTTCCTCGGCCTTCTCCATTTCCCATTCCAACTGCGAAATGGTTTACGCCAGAAATCCAACGTCCGCCACCTTGGTCAAATTGTCCAAGTGTGAATCCGCCAATTTTGCCTTGATAAGCTTCAAGGAAGGTTGAACTAGACACGACAGATTCAATCTTAGTCGCAAAGACTTCCTTAGATGTCAACTTATCAATCAAGGCATCTCTAGCAGTCAGGTTCCGAATAAGTGCATCGTCTACGTTGATTTTATCGCCAGTAATCGCACCAGCTTGGATATGTTCAGCAGTGACAGAGCCAGCCGCTAACTTACCAGCAGTCACCGCACCGTCAACGATCATATCGGATTTCACTCGAACCCGTGGAGCGATAATGTCCACGCCTTTCGGACTGGTCGAAATGGTAGAGGCTAACTGCTCGCCCGTCAAAGTAGTAGAGCCAATAGTAACACCTTCAGGTGTCACTTGTACTCTTGCACTATTTGCAGCGTCTCGCACTTCCTGCCTGATTTCTCTAGCAGTTTGAGCGATGGCGCTCTTGACATTCGTATCAAAGAACTGGGTCAGTGCCCCTTGATTATTCTGCTGGATTTTGCCCCAGAGAGTGCTGTTCGGGTCTCTCAATTCCAGCTCTATTGAACGCATATCCTTGAAGAGACCAGATAGAGTACGTTGCGTAACAGTAGGCTCCACGAAACTTGTAGGAAAATCCCCTTGCTCCAATTGGATATCCGTCAGCACTGTGTCACCCACACAGCCCATATGATGAAGCTTCAGCAGTTCATCTCGTGTCCGTGGCTGAAAGACCTTATAATACCGTCCATTATGCTCAAGGGCAGGCGAACGAACGTTTTGAATGGTAATGTCCATGTGTTAGCCTCCTCTTTTTCTGCCAAAAATATAGGTTTCGTTGTACTTATTGGAGATGAAATCCTGCACCTCATCCGTATTTTTAAAAATGACAAACAATTGGTAGTTGTATCGTCTTTGGTAACTTGTTGAATAGCCAGTATCTCGTTGACTTATTACTACCCTAACTTCAAAGATTTTGTTAGAATTTTGAAGTTTCAACACGTTACAGTTCTCTATACCATCCAAACCATACGGACGACGTTCGGATATCCCTAAGTCGATGAAGGCTCTTTCTGTAGAGCCAAAACGCCAAAATGACCCAAAGCGATTTGAAGTGAATCTTAAAATTTCGTCAAACTGGATTGTGACTTTCTCCCAAACCAGCCTTGTACCGACATAACGCTGAATAATTTCTTTAGAGCCCACGTAAATTCCTTCTCGTGCCATATTACCTCCTGTTAGCGATAAATATCGTAGATGGTATTAGCATCTTTGTTAGAAATTGCGTCATATTGAGACCTTGTTCCAGCCCAATATTTCAGAGCTTGACCATCATTCTGATTGATGATGTTCTGACCAGGCGCACCATCGGCGCCTACTGGACCTGCTGGGCCTCTCGCACCTACTGGACCTGTTGGGCCTCGCAAGCTATTTCGTTGTGTCTGAGTCAACGTGTCAAATGTAGGACGATTCTCTAGAGCTGTGATACGGCGCTTAACGTCTGTGTCATTGTAAGAAATAACGAATGTTCTCTTACCAATTTTTTGAACATTAATGTTAGTACCGTTGATAGCCGTCACCTTCCAAAATTCATAATCTACAGTACTGTCGTTCGTCCAAAGGTCTTCAACAATATCCCCTACCTTGATACCATCAGGATTCATGATATCGCTTGTTTTTATTGTTGCGACTGAACCGATATTTGCACCATAGATATCTCCTTTAGCAATGCGATATACTGGTGTTTCAGACTTTTTGGCATACTCCGCCAAAGCACGCTCTGCTGCGGAACCTTCAAATCGTACAACACCGTCTGCTCCTTTTGGCCCTACTGGTCCAGTTTCTCCACGGTCACCTTTGGGACCAGTCAGATATTGAAGAGCTGAGAATCGGTCACGGCCATTTCCGACCTTGACCTTTCCTGTATCACTCTCAACGCCTAACTCTCCGTCAAGCAAGATAAGAGTGCTACTTATCCAGTCTCGTGCTGACATGCGCTTATGTTGAACCCTTACTGGGATTGTCTCTGTCATGTTCTTCCTCCATCGAAAATAAAAGTTGGACTCTCGTTCCAACTTCCGTCATATCTAGCATTTTGTCCGTCAGCTACCGTCTTATAGACTGGCGCTAGTTCAATCCGTCTTGTCTGATTATCAATCATCACAGACTGCTCTACATTCTGATACCAGTCCCCTGAGAATGTCAGACGATAGGCACCGTAGTAGACCGCTAAGACCTGCTCCTCTCTCTGAACAAGGTCTTTATCAATCGCTGGCATGACCGAATTAGCAGGCGCAAGATGAATGTGTCCACCATAAAATGGATTCTTATTGACCACCACAGTCACATCTGTCTTACCGTAAGGTGTACAGGTTGCTGACCAGCTGATAACGTATTTCTTACCTAGTTCAAAGCCCTCTCCATTGTGACCGACTTCCACAAAATCTGTTCCATAACTAATTTTTTTAGCCGTGCCACCATTGAGACGATTCTTATTGTACTGGGTATTTCCGTCACCACCAATCAAACTCGCATTGACTCTTGCAGTTTCACTGACCTGTTCCAGTTTCTTGCTTAATTCAGCGATTGAGTCCGCACCACTCATCAGTTCCTCACGGATTCGCTTCACGAACTCAGGACGCTCTTTTTCCATTTCTTCATGGATCTTGGCGCCCATTTCTTCGGCATTTGCTTTGTATTTTTCGATTGCGTCATCAATCGCTTTTTTACGTTTCTCAAACTCTGCTTCAAAGGCCGCGTCTGCTGCTTCTATCTGCGCTTGGATTTTCGCTTCAATGCCATCTTGTTGCTTAATCTGCTTGGTAATCGTCCCCTCGTAAGAATACTGGGTATCATTTCCAGCCTTACTATCTGCGCTGATACGACCTCTCAGACCACCTTTAAAAGTAAAGCTCTGACTTAACACAGGAACTTTAAAAGTCTCTTTCTTATTGGTCTGAATGGTTACCCACTGCCCCACTTCAAGCAGTAAATGCCCTTGGTAGTTGAGATTGTAAGGATAGTAAGTCAGGTTTTTCAGTTTGTAATACAGGTCATTTAAAGCGCTCTGGGTCATGAAGACATTATCCAATTCCAAAGACCGACCTGTCTTCATACCAACCGTCAGAGACTTCTTATCTGTCTTACAAGTGATACCAGCTATCTGATACTCAATCTCACTCTTGGTCAAGCCATGTAAGAAATAGCTATCTGCATTAATCGTGATATTTGACTCAGTTAAATCACGGATTTCCATCTTGCCTTCTCTGTTGAAGAAGCAAGACATACCAATCATCTGAGTCATAGCACTCAACATATCCCTAAAAGAAAGTTTCTTACCCTCAGGGACTTGCTCGACATGGTAACGCATAGCGCTGATTCCGAAATAGTCATTCGCTAACTCAATACCTGTTTTTAGGCAGATTTCCTGAATAACCTCTCGTACTTCAGCTGGGAAATGCAAATCTGTCACATACTCACGATTGAGTTTAAACATACCGTCCATGAGCTCCA